AGGAAAGTTGATGAAGAAAAAGTTGATTTCAAGAAAGATACACTTACACTATTGATGGACGAGATCGACAAGATCGAAACAATTGATAATAAAGATAAACTGAAGTCACTGATTCGTGACATTTATGTGGAGAGTTGGAATAAGTGATAAACCTGAAATCTATATCATTCAAAAACTTTGGCTCATTCGGAAACACACCAACGGTTATTGATCTCACAAAGAGACGAATGAATCTGGTGTCGGGCATCAATGGACAGGGAAAGTCATTTGCTCTTCTCGATACCATCACGTTCGCACTGTATGGCAAGCCGTTTCGGAAGATTAACATTCCGCAGTTGGTAAACTCCGTGAACCGAAAGGACTGCGAAGTCACGATTGAGTTTACTGCAAAGGGTAGAGCATACAAAATCATTCGTGGACTTGCACCAAAACGATTTGAGGTGTATGAGGACGGTGAACTTGTCGATCAAGATTCAACAATCAAAGATTACCAGAAGAGACTCGAAGATCAGATTCTGCATATGAACTACAAGACGTTCACGCAGGTTGTGATTCTTGGTTCTTCATCCTTTGTTCCGTTCATGCAGTTATCTGCCGCTGATCGTCGTGCGGTGATCGAAAATATTCTGGACATTGAAATCTTCTCGATGATGAATGATGTGGTGAAAGCAAAACTCTCCACCACCAAGCAAGAAGTAAAACTGAAAAAGTCTGAGATCGAAGTGATGATTCACAAAGCAGAGAATCAAAAAACATTCATCGCAAATGTTAAGAAGCAACAAGAAGAGTTTGCTGATGAGCGAGAGACAAAGATCACAGAATACAAAGACAAGATTCAAACTCTTCAGGATGACTCACAAAAGTTATCTGAATCCATCGCAGAGAAAACAAACCAACTTCCAAATCACAAAAGCATTATTACTGAACTCGAAAATGCAAAGGGTGAAAAGAAGGAGATGGAAACAAAAGCAAAGCAAATCAATAAGGATATTGCATTCCTAAAGAAAAACACAAGTTGCAGTCGATGTGGTCAGGACATTGATGAGAATCACAGAAAAACAAGTATTGATCAGTTGGATGCCGATCTTCGCAAAATGGCAGATGTTTTCACTCCTGTTCTCGACACGATTGACAAGTGTGGTAAAGACTTAAATGAATACGAACGATTGATGTTCGAGATTCAGCAAGAGCAATCACAAAAAGATAAAAACGAATCTACTTGCAAAATTTATCAGGAGGAACTCGACAAGTTCTACACAAAAACAGACGATGATACAGTTTTGTCTGATGCACGAGACGAACTTGATAAAATTCGAGAGGACGGTGGTAGACTTGCAGAACAACGAGACGCTTTGCTTGAGGACAAGAGTAACTATGAGATTGCATCGGTGTTGCTCAAAGACTCTGGTGTGAAAGCAAAAATTATTCAACACTTTCTGCCGCTCATCAACTCTCTCATCAACAAGTATCTCCAAGCGATGGACTTCTTTGCATCGTTTGAACTTGACGAGAACTTCAACGAAACAATCAAGAGCCGACACCGTGATAAGTTTTCTTACGCATCGTTCAGTGAGGGTGAGAAACTTCGGATCGACTTGGCTATTCTGTTGACTTGGAGAGAGATTTCTAAACTGAAGAACAGTGCAAACTGTAACATCCTAGTTTTGGATGAAGTGTTTGACTCCTCTTTGGATGCAACTGGCATGGATGAGTTCATGAAACTGATTCGCTTCTTTGACAAAGACATAAATATATTCGTGATCTCACACAAAGCAGATCAACTTGTTGACAAGTTTGAACGAGTGATGCAGTTCGAGAAGAAGAAGAACTTCAGTAAGATGAAAGAGGATTATGCCTGATCTATTTGGTATTGATGAAAGCATTCTTGGTGATTGGGAAGATCCATATCCCCAACCAGAAATACACAAGCACGACGGCTTCTATGTCGTTCGTGATGACCTGCTTGTGGCAGGATCTAAGTGTCGCTTCATTGATTACATGATCGGTAACTCTAAAATCAAAGAGTGGGTGTATGGAAGTTCACCCGCAACAGGTTACGCTCAGATGTCACTTGCTCATGTCTGCACTCGATATAAAAAGAAAGCCGTTGTCTTTATGGCAAAGCGTGATCCAAAGAACATGCACGAATACCAAACCAGAGCAATTGAGTATGGTGCAGAGATGCACTGGGTTCCAAACGGTATGTTGTCGGTGACAGAGAAAAGAGCAAGAGATTATGTTGCGGAGGATCCTGAGACAAGATCCCTTCTACCAATCGGCTTTGATCACCCAACCGTTCTTGCCAGTATCAAAAAAGTTGCGAAAACTATGGATGAGCCTGAGGAGGTTTGGACGGTGGGATCGAGTGGAACTCTGACTAGGGGGTTGCAATCTGCATGGAAATCTGCTAAATTTAATGTCGTGATGGTCGGCCACAAAGGTGATTACGGACGAGCAAAAGTTTACAAGTCATCCTATGAGTTTTCAAAGCCGACAAAAGTTTTACCTCCATACCCCTCCGCTCCAACTTATGATGCGAAGGTGTGGGAGTTTGTGAAAGAACACGCATCCTCCGGTGCGTTAATTTGGAATGTAGGAAAATGACAAAAGTTTTTATTAGAACGTGCATTAGAGACGATTATCTCTCCAGACTTTGCTATGAATCATTTAAATTAACAGAAATGAAAGCAGAGTATTATTTTTTAGCAGAGGACGTTCAACAATCTCAATTTGGGGTTAAAGAATATACCTTCTCAAGTAATGATATCTTACCACAGTTAATGCGTCCTTGCACAAATAATTTTGGAGGAGCAGCCGGAGTAGACGGACTTGTTGGAACTTTTCGTGTCGCTAGAGAATTAAAATTACGAAATGATGAATTATTAATTGTATGTGATTCTGATATTGTTGTGTTCACCGATGTTTTAGAGGAAATAAAAAATATTGATTTTGAACATCTTGGAAAGGGAGGACCATATGAAGATGAACATAGAAATAAAGATGTGTATTGCTTTACCCATGTGTCTGGACAATTCAATGTTTACACTGGGGAATATGTCGAGAAGTTTTTGAATTTCATAGAGCGAGACAATCAGGCTAACTTAAATATTCGTGCTTTGGTAGAGGAAATGCACAGTCAAAAATATCATGTGGCAGACGATACTTTTGTTTCGTATGTTGGAGAAAAATATTTAAATGTCAAAAAACATACAATAAATCCAGCAAATATTTGGTTACATGATAAATTCTATAATTATACAGGAAATGAAGAGTGGGAAACCATAGTTGAAACTATTTTAGATGAGGATATTAAAAGTAGATGAAACCATTTTATGAACGAAATAATTATGTGATTAACAGCGACGTGAACGTTTGTTTCGAGGAACTTCTTGAAATGAATGAGGATCAGTTTCGTGAGTGGGTTGTCGAGATGCGAAAGACAATCTGTGATGCGTGGGATGCTTACGGTTGTCCCCCACGAACTGGCAAGAACGAAGAGGAGATTATTGAAGCATGGAATAAACTTGAAAGTTATCCTGTTCGTGATTTCGAGCGTGACGATGAACTCTCTGATATTCCACGAGATGTAATCGTAAACAAATCACGAATGGGTGTGGAAGCGGATCAATTCTTCGACAACTTATTCAAGACACGAATCAACTACACGGAGAAGGATAACGGCTACTCCATCTATGACTTGGTGTCAGATCCAGATCGTGAGGAACAATTCTTCAAGGGATGTAAGCGGCACTTTCGTCGTGATTCGTTTTATAGTTTTGCGTTGTCGGCAATCAAGAACGACAAGAAGTATGCTGTGATTGAAGTGTCATCTGGTGTGGAGTGGTTGGAAACTTTCTTCTCGACTCCTGACTTATTCACTGGTAAAGACTTCATTCTAGAACAAGTCAAGATTCGTGACGGGCTGAACTCTGGTTATTTCCAACTGGAGCAATCAAAGATCCTGCAAGTTACACGAGAAGATGTCCAGCGATTCAAAGACTCTGGACAACTTCAGTATCGTCATCACTCAACATTCGATATCGAAAATATGCCGGACGATAAGGTATATTCAATCCGCATATATGATAAGGGAAAGAAGGTCTTTCCTACTAATTTCAAAGCGTTCCGGATTGGTTACATTCAACCTGCCGTGAACTTCCCACCAATGACAGCGAAATATCTCTATGAAAGATTTACTGAAGATATCAAAGATCAAGAAGTTATTAAAATCTATGATCCGTCCGCAGGATGGGGAGGTAGGATTCTCGGAGCGATGTCCGTTCGTGATGACCGAAACATTCATTACATCGGCACTGACCCTAACGTTGATAATTATTTGCCGGATGGTTCCTCAAAGTATTCAGCCATCGCAGATTTATACAACACAAAGACAAACCGAGCCAACACATTTTTTAATGGACCTGTTAACACTTATGAAGTCCATTGTCTTGGGTCCGAAGTAATTCAGTTTGAAGAAAAGTTTCAAAAGCATAAGGGTGAGATTGATCTCGTCTTTACTTCACCCCCATACTTCAACCGTGAAGCATACAGTGAAAACGAGAACCAATCCTACAAGAAGTTTGGTTCCTCTTATGAGTCATGGAGAGATGGCTTCCTCCGACCTACATTGGAAACGGCAGTCACTTGGTTGAGATCCGAGAGATATCTCCTGTGGAATATCGCAGACATTCTGGTGTCTGGAAAATATCTCCCGCTTCAAGAGGACACCAAAAATATTCTTGAAGAATATGGTGTCGAATATAAATATACATTGAAGATGGCGCTCGAAGGAATGCCGGGACAGAATCGTGTAGGAGAAGATGGGAAACCAACTTGTAGGAACTATTGCAAAGTGAACGATAGATATCTAAAACACGAGCCAGTTATGGTGTTCTGGAAGCCATGAACAGACCAGAGGAGTTTCAAACCACCGATTCATACGGTAGAGTAAAAGTTTATCGTGTTGGAGATATTGTTAGTCATAGTGGTGGAACTTACAGAGCGTTACGAAGAACAACACATTACGACGGCATTCCGGAAAATAATCCGGGCATATGGGAGCCACTCTCTACAAGTATCCGACACACCAGTGGTGAAAACGCTCCGTTGAGTCCCAATGTCGGTGATGAGTGGTATGATACCGCAAATGGAATTTTATTTAAATATTTAGATGACGGTAATAGTGATCAATGGGTTGAAATTGGTTGAGAATTTTGTTATAATGTGTGAAAAGGAGCAATAAAATTATTCTTATTGATAACAACCAAATAATTCTTTCCAGCATTTTTACCGCTGCAAAGACCGCTCAGAGTGAGGACGATTATGGCTTCATTCGGCACTTAGTTCTTAACACATACCGAAAATATTTGTCAAAGTTCCGCAGAAATTATGGGGAACTCATTATCTGCAACGATTCTAAAAATGTCTGGAGAAAAGACTTTTTTCCACAATACAAAAAGAATCGAAGTGAGCGACAAAAGAAATCAAAATTTGATTGGGGTAAAATCTTTAATGAACTTCACACCATTCGTGAAGAAATGAAAGATGTTTTTCCATATCGGTTTGTTCAAGTTGAAAGGGCCGAAGCGGATGACATTATCGCTGTGATTGCAAAAAACTTTCACCACAAAGAAAAGATTATGATTGTTTCCTCTGATAAAGATTTTCAGCAACTTCAAAGATATCCTAACGTTGAACAATACAGCCCATCGAAAAAAGGTATTCTTCGTTGCGATGATCCGTATGATTTTTTGTTGGATCATGTTGTTCGTGGTGACTCTAGTGATGGTGTTCCAAATGCGATAAGCGATGATGCCGTTTTTGTTGAGGGACGAAGACAAACTCGACTCACAAATAAAAAAATCGAAGAACTTAAAGAAGTAGGTTTTCAACAAGAAGATAATTTCATGGAGAGAAACCAAAAACTTATTGATTTGACAATGGTTCCCGATTACATTGAGGAGGAAACCATGCGTCAAATGGAAACAGAAGTTAGTGGGGATCGAAGTAAGATCCTAGAATATATGATGAAATATCGTTTAAGGAGTTTAATTGATAACTTGGAGGATTTTTAATTGAAAGATAAGAAAAATAAGTCAAAGAACATTGACGCTGAGCCTCGTGAATATAGAACAAGAGGCACACGAAAAAATCAAAGACGAAGGGATCGCAACAGCAGCAAACAAATGCTTCGTGACATGCAACACGATCCTAAACGATATGAATACTATGATGATTAAATAAGTGAGGTTTATATTATGAGCAAAATTTCAATTTCTAAAGAAACACTTGCGGTGTTGAAAAACTTCGCAGGGTTTAATTCTAATGTCCTCGTTCCAGAGGGTAATGTGATCAAGACGATCACACCAGCGAAGAACGTGATGGCTATTGCCACTGTGCAGGAAGAGTTTCCTGTTGAGTTTGGTATCTGGGATCTGAACAAATTCATCGGGACTGTCTCTCTGTTCGACAATCCGACGTTCGAGTTCTTCGATAATCACATGAAGATTCATGGTGGTAGCGGATCCTCGATCAAATACATGTATTCCGCAAAGCGATTGTTGACAATCCCTGAGCGTGACATCAACATGCCAGATCATGTGGTGGAGTTTGATCTTCATGAAGATAGTCTGATGGAGTTGAAGAAGGCTGGCGCTGTCCTTCAACTTGAGGATCTTTCGATTTTCACGGACAATGGTTCTGTTATTGGAAAAGTCTTTGACAAGTCCGATCCAACTAGCAATAATTACTCCATTGAACTCTGTGGTCTTGTTGAACCGAAGAAGTTTGACTTCCACTTCAAGTTGGAGAATCTTCGATTCCTCCCCGGCGATTATACTTGTCAGATCACAGAGAAAGTTGTGAGTCGTTTTGTTTCGGCAAACGATGATCTTGAATACTATGTCGCATTGGAATCCACTTCTACTTACGAGGGATAATTTTGGAACAGAAACAGTTTTTGTGGGTCGAGCGGTATCGTCCGCAGACCATTGATGAATGTGTTCTCCCAGAGGATCTGAAGGACACATTTAAAGATATGATCCAGTCCGGTGAGAGCCAGAACCTTATGTTCTCCGGCTCTGCTGGCACTGGTAAAACCACAGTTGCACGAGCGATCTGCAACGAGTTGAACGCAGATCACATCGTAATCAACTGTTCGGAGAGTGGCAATATCGACACGCTTCGGACAACGATCCGTGACTTTGCAAGCACAGTGTCACTCAATGGAGGTAAGAAGGTTGTCATCCTTGATGAATTTGATTATTCAAACGCTAACTCTATCCAACCCGCACTTCGGGGAGCGATTGAGGAATTTGCTGATAATTGCCGCTTTATATTGACATGCAACTACAAGAATCGAATCATTGAACCGATTCATTCTCGATGCACCAATGTAGAGTTTCGCATCCCAGCGAAGGAGAAGCCGTCTATCGCTTCGCAGATGATGAAGCGTTGTGGATCTATTCTCGATGAGGAAGGGATCAAATACGATCCTAAAGTCCTTGCCGAACTGATCATGCGATACTTCCCAGACTTCCGACGAGTTATCAATGAACTCCAGCGATATTCCGTTGCCGGTGAGATTGATGTTGGTATTCTGAGTCGTATCGGTGAGATCCATGTCAGCGATCTGATGACTCACATGAAGGATAAAAACTTCAAAGAGGCACGCAAGTGGGTTGTCGAAAATCTTGACAACAGCGTGACGGATCTGATGCGAAAGATTTATGATGCGATGTATTCTCATCTTAAGGAATCTTCGATCCCACAAGCAATTGTGATTCTTGGTGAGTATCAATACAAATCGGCTCATGTTGCCGATCAAGAGATCAATCTGGTTGCATGTATCGTGGAGTTGATGTCCTCTTGTGAGTTCAAGTAACAAAATTACTAAATATGGTGTATTCGTCTATCGGAGAGTGAAATGAAACTTGGTGATTATTTAAAAACAATCAACTACACAAAAGAAAATATCATGTCGGTTGATCCGTTAACGGAGACTAAATATCCTCCGTTTATCGTTAACAAGTCACTTTCTTACTTTACTGACACCGTTTTACATGCGAATGAAATGAATCGTTACGCTCATCTCGACAATCGGCTTCAATATGAATATTATTTAAATGCCGTCCGAAAAAGAAAACGATTTTCTCGTTGGGATAAAAATAATAAATCTGAAAAATTTGATTTGATTAAGGAGTATTATGGATACTCTGATCGAAAAGTAAATGATGTCATGGATCTTATCTCCGATGAAGAATTAGGGGAAATTAAACAATTACTTGACACCGGAGAGAAAAAGTGAATGAAGAAGATGACATATTTAACGGATTAGGCATTGAGATAGAACTCAATGAGAGAGATGATTTTCTAAAGGTAAAAGAAACCTTAACTCGAATCGGAGTCTCCTCTCGAAAAGAAAATAAACTTTATCAATCATGTCATATTTTACACAAAAGAGGTAGATATGTCATTCTTCATTTTAAGGAGTTGTTTGAACTTGATGGACTCGAAAGTAACATCACAGACGAGGATTTAGGTAGAAGAAACACGATTGTGACTCTACTTGAAGAATGGGGACTCTTAAAAATATTGGATGTTGAAGATGCACAAGAACCAAAAGTCAGTTTAGCAAAAATGAAAATCATCCCATTTAAGGATAAAAAAAATTGGGAACTTATTCCCAAATATCATATTGGGAAGAAAAAATGAAATTGGAAATTGTGAGTTTTTATAGTGATGTTGATGATAGAACCTACTACTCCGATCATGCGGAAAGATTAATACGGGAATGTGACGAATTAGGTTTAACACATGACATAATAAAAAAAGAGTCTTTGGGAACGTATCAGAAAAATTGTCTTTCAAAACCTAGATTTTTATTAAACAAGTTACACGAAAAAAGAAAGCCTTTTTTGTGGTTAGATGTTGATACTTACTTGTTAAAAGATCCAGACATTTTTGACAACTTTCCCTCTAACTTTGACATTGGTTTTGCAACAAGTTTGCCTCAAATCAGTGGTGTGAAAGCGTCACCTATATTTGTAAACAACACACCAAACGCAGAAAAATTTTTAGAGACTTGGGAGAATCATGCGAAGATGGCTCTTGCACATGGAAAAAAATATTTTGATCATGAGCCGCTTTTTTCCATAGTTTCTATTTTAATGGAGGAAATGAGAGTGGGTTTTGCTGGTCCAGAATATTGTGTTTGGCCTCATCAGCAAAATGAAAATACCGTAATGATGATGGGATTATCTGATGTTGAAAGCAAAAAACAAAACTTAAGAGATATGGGAATGAATGAACAGAAAATAGAATGGCAATCGGTGGGTACAATATGAAACTTCATGCAATCAACCCACACTTTGGTAGTGCTCCATCTAGTTGTGCTTTAGAAAAACCAACTAAGTTTCATTGGTCTTTGTTTGATGGAGACGTTAGAGTTTACTGTGAAAACGGACACGAATCTCTTTTACCAAATCATTTAGATTCAACTAAGAAAAACTTTTTATGGTTGTGCGAATCACCTATGGTTGATTATCATCTTTTTGGCAATCTAAGAGGAAGGTTGTGGAATGATAAGGATCTCGCAAATTCTTTTGATGCCATATTTACATGTGAAGATGAAGTTTTAAATAGATTTCCAAATTCTTATTTTGCTCCTACTGGGAGCAATTATCCGTGGACTGCGAAAGAACATTGGGGAGTTCATAAAAAAAATAAACTCATCTCGGCTCTCTCCTCTCCAAAAATATTTACTCCCGGTCACAGAGAGAGAATCAAAAAAATTAAAATGTTTGATGATGAATTTTTTAAATCAACAGGGGAACCCATAGATTGTTTTGGTGGAGTCAACAACTCACCAAAAATTGGAGAAGGTGACTTTGTTAATTCTTGGCCTGGCAAAGAAAAGGCATTGAAAGGTTACGCTTTTTCCATAGTTATCGAGAACTTTGAGATTGATAAATATTACACTGAAAAGATAACTGATTGTTTTGCTATGGGAACAATTCCAATATATGCTGGTACAAGAAGAATTTGCGAGGACTTTAATTGTGATGGAATTTTATGGTACGATGATATTTTTCGTGATAAAATACCAATTAGCATGGATCTTTACATGTCAAAATTGAATGCAGTAAAAGATAATTATGAGAGAGTTCGACAACTAAAAATATCTGATGATTACTTATTTGATGCTATGGAGAAATTTTTATGAAACCTGTTGTTTATAATGCACATTATTTGGTTAATCCTAACAAAATGGATTTTTCTAAACCAGTTGAAATACATTTCAGTAGATTCGGTGATACACAATTTATTCACCGACATGGTGTGGATCACCCGAACTATACGATCCCCTTTCTTGATACTGGATCGTTTAAAGTTTTCTGTAATTTCACGGAACCAACCACCTCAGAGAATATTGAAAAAATGGACGTTCTCTTGGCTAATCATGAAAAGTATGATTTAATTTTAACGAGTAACGATGAAGTCATAGAAAATTGCAAAAACGCTGTATTTTTTCCGTACGGAACAACGTGGCTTCACAAAGAATTAGATGACAAAAATGCGGTGGGACATTATGATCCAAGCATTGATGTTTTGCATGAGGGAAAAGACAATAGCATTTCTTTTCTAATAACTGGCTTGCGAGGGAAACACGGTTATGAGTTACGTCATGGTGTTTGGAGAAGAAAAAATGAAATCGAAAACAAAAGATTTTATTCCAGCACCCGTTCTCAAGTCCATGATGGTGAACCTCTTCCCGATGATGATAAAAAGCATTTGTTCAAATCAAAATTTAGCATTGTTATCGAAAGTTCAAAAGAGGAAAATTATTTTACAGAAAAAATTTGCGATGCTTTTTTAGCAAAGACTATTCCAATTTACTGGGGTTGTCCAAATGTTGATAATTTTTTTAACACAGATGGAATAATCATTTGTGAAACTGAGGATGAAATTATTGAAGCCTGTAAAATGGTTGAATCTAATCCAGAGATTTATGATCAGAAAAAAACTGCCATTGATGAAAACTTTGAAAAGGCAAAAGAATTTTGCCGTCCGCTTGAGGAAAGAATTTCAGAGATTGTCAATGAAAAGATTGAAACTTTTGTTTATGAGGAGGGGTATGATTGCCTTTTAACAATTGGTATTTTAAGTCTCCCACACAGAAAACAATACCTTGACAGACTACTCGATAAACTAAATCAAATTGGACCTCCACATATGAATAAAGTAAAAGTTATTATTGAAGTAGATAACGGAGAAAAATCTGTGGGTGAAAAAAGAAATAGTGTTTTGTCAAAAGCAACAGGTAAATACGTTTGCTTCATTGATGATGATGACATGGTACATGATAATTATTTAAATTACATTGTCCAAGCACTTGAGCAACATCCAGAGGTAGACACCATTGGGTTTAAAGGTTTGTATCATCACAATGGAACTCCACAGTTTGTTTTTGATCACTCGTCCAGAAACGGTGGAAATTTTCAGAAAGATGGGGTTCAATATAGAAATGTAAATCACTTAAATCCAGTGAGAACATCTATAGCGAGAGAGATAGGATTCCCTGAGAAAAATTTTGGAGAGGATAGCGACTATTCTGATATTTTGGCTGCGAGTGGAAAAATAAAAGGTGAAGTTTATATCAATGATATTTTGTATCATTATCTCTTTGACAGAAGCGTGACGAACACACAGTAAGGACATTTAATGAAAGTTATTAGTTTTTGTTTATGGGGCGATAAGCCAATGTATAATGTTGGTGCAATCCGAAATGCCCAATTAATCCCTCAAATTTATCCTGACTGGCAAGGTTGGTTCTATGTTTCAAGTAGTGTTCCACAAGAAACGATAGATCAACTTAATAGTTTTGATCATGTAAAAGTTATTCCTGCTGGTGACGAATCTAATTGGTCTTCTATGTTGTGGAGATCACTTCCTGTATCAATTGACAGTGATGTTGAAATTATGATTTCACGAGATACTGATTGTAGATTGAATTTAAGAGAAAAACATGCAGTTGACGAATGGTTAGATTCGGGTGAACCTTTTCATTTAATGAGAGATCATCCTTATCATACGGTTCCTATCATGGGGGGTATGTGGGGGTGTAGAGTTTTACCAACACTTGAAATACTATCTGATAGAACCAACTTAGATGTAAAATCTTTGTTCGCATATTTCCAAACATGGCAAGACATCCAAATTAAATTTGCCACTGGACAAATTCCAAAACCTGAGGGGTATGCTGATGTTGCAATAGAGGAACTTTTAGGGATTTCAAAGGGATCTGGAATTGATCAAACTTTTTATCGGCACATCTATGAAGCGATGGGTAAAAATATTTTTTCACACGATTCTTTTCCACACTATAATCCATTTAGTGGACACCATGAAACTAACGCAAATCCTTTAAGAATACCTTGTGTTGGTTTTCCAGACAGACTAAAAACTCCAAGTGATTTTGTTGGTCAAGACTGGGATGAAAATGATGTTCCAACTCCAACATCATATCAAGCAATTCTTCATGCGAGAGGAAAAATTAAAGAAGGAAAACTAATGTGAAAAAAGTAATTTCTTTCAGCGTTTGGGGAAATTCAGAACACTATGTTTTAGGTGCGATTCTAAATGCGGATATTGCCGAAAAGGAATGGCAAGATTGGATCTGTAGGTTTTATGTTTCCCCCAACGTTCCGGAGCCTGCGATTAAGGAACTTGAAAGAAGATCCAATGTGGAAGTTTTTAGAATGCAAAATGATGCCGGTTGGAACGGAATGTTTTGGAGATTTTTACCTGCGAGTGATCCTGAAGTTGATGTGATGATCTCAAGAGACTCTGATTCTAGAATTAATGTTCGAGATAAAGCCGCTGTTGACGAGTGGTTGGACTCTGGAAAAAAGTTTCATATTATGAGAGATATGTGTCAACACATGTGGCCAATATGTGGTGGAATGTGGGGAGTAAGAGATAAATTTTTATCCTCATTGTCAGATGAAATAATGAATTATGATAGAAAAAATCACGACAACAATCACGGAATAGATCAGAAATTTTTAACAGATTTATATCCACGAGTTGTTAATGACGCTTTAATTCACGATGATTGGTTTCCACATTATTTAACGCATGAGAATAAAAAAGAATTTCCGATTAAAAGATTACGAGGCAACGAGTGGTGGAAAAAAGATTTTCCAGAATGGCATAACGGACTTGAATTAGAAAAGGGTGACGGACATTGGTTCCGAAACGAAAACTGTAAAAACCCAGAATGTTGTATGCCATGCCCCGCATGTGGTAGTTTTCACGATAATTGTTATATTGGTCAATCAATTTATATCTCTCAAGAAAATAGAGATAAATACAGTAAACTTATGGAGTATTTAACATGAATGTAATGGTTACTGGTGGTAGTGGTTTTCTTGGAAGACATGTTCTTCGTGAATGTTTAGATCGTGACATGAATGTGATTAGTCTTTCTCACTCCGAGAAAAGACTAAGTGAGGTTCAACGAATGTTTCCTTCTGTTCCGTTTTACACCACAGATATATCTAACGGAAATATTTCGATTGAAAATCTTGTTGAAAAATATCAAGTAGACTACATCGTTCATACCGCAGCGATGAAGTATATTGGTGTTTGTGAAACCAATCCGACTCGTACAGTCGAAGTGAACATTGATGGAAGTAGAAACTTAATAAATATTGCCAAAAAACACGGAGTGAAAAACATAGTTGCAGTCAGCACAGACAAAGCAATTAATCCTACAAGTGTTTATGGATCATCTAAACTCATCATGGAAAAAATGATGCTTGAGTATAACTTCTCTGTTTTACAGGGAGTTAATTTCTTTTACTCGACAGGTAGCGTCTTGGATATTTGGTTTGAAGCAATGAACAAGAACAAACCGATTTCAATCAATGTGAATGATACGGTTAGATATTTTGTTGATGCTTCTGAAGTCGCTAAAAAGTTAGTGGATAGTTTTGATGTTCATGGTGAGTATATTTCCTTAGACACCTGTTATAGAATGAAATTACATGATCTTGCAAAAGCATTCTGCAAATTTCATAACTATGATAAAACATCAGATTATCATCCCATAACCGCAGAAAAAAACGAAGAAGAAATACCAGAAAATGTTTTGATTAAAGATGCTGATGTTGCTATGATTCAAACTCTTTTAGCAGAATACTATGAAAAGGATAAACGATGAAAATTGATAAAGTTATAATGTCCTGTAATGATAATCCCTTTTACCATGAGTATTGGCCTATTATTTCAAAGGTTTGGAAAATTAAGTTTGAAATCGAACCAGTTTTGGTTTTCATTGGTGATGCTTCTAAGATGACTCAAGAGTTTGGGACTGTCATTGGAGTAAAAAAACTAGATGACGCTCCAGAACATACTCAAGCACAATGGGGTAGGTATTGGTACACTCAGATGGAACCAGAAACAATTTGGTTAATTTCTGACATAGACATGATGCCGCTTTCACGACAGTATTTTATTGACTCGATTGAAAACTTAGATCAATCCATAGATCCAATAGTTCATTTCAACACAGACGGTAACTGTTTGCCAACTTGTTACACTGCTGGTTCAGGAAAAGCAAGAAAAGAAAGTTTGGATCTGGTTGAAGATTTTTCCGAAAGTATCAAGAAACTCAGGTGGAGTGAAAATGATTACAACCATGCTCCTGCCGGAGAAACTTTAAAGCATTGGTACGCTGAAGAAAACTATGCAGAGAATAAATTAAAACACTGGATTGAATTTTTTCCAGAAAGATTTTTTGTAGTGAATAGACCAAATGGTTTTGGTAGTAATCGAATGGACAGAGGGCACAATGAAATGCCAGTTTGGAACAAAGAAATATTAAAAAGAGGTCTTTACATGGATTTTCACATGCCGAGGCCCATGTCTAGATTTGGTGAACAAATAAATGAAGTAGCGGAGTGTTTATTGTATGAATGATATTTCAAACTTGATTTATGAGTATGGTGAAAAAAATGACTACAGTTAAAGTAATACATTCATGTGATGATAATCCTTATTACCTAGATTTTTGGCCTTTGGTTTCAAAAGTTTGGAAGGAACATATTGGTTTCGAGCCGGTGTTAATTCATGTGAGTGATTCTTCAGATCATATTGATACACGATATGGTCAAGTTATCAATATACCTCTCGATAAAGATTTACCAGTTCACACCCAGGCTCAATTGGCAAGACTTTGGTATCCTGCACAGGAACCAGATACACTTTGGATTACTAACGACATTGATATGTTTCCGATGTCACATCAATATTGGAATGGCTTAGTCAAAGAATGGTGGCCTTCGGAAAAACCAGATTGGACAAACCTAAACAGCGACGGAGATTATTTTCCAATTTGCTATCATCTTGCCTTAGGTAAAAACTTTGATACGGTTCTGGGAATCAATGGTGATTCGTTTTCCGATTATGTAAATAAAAACATGAATGAAGTAGACGAGAATTCTATTCACACACCAGAGAATTGGACTGGGCCCGCACTCTCTAAATGGAACGTTGATGAAATGTTCTCTTCAAAGAAGATTGTTGAATTCAGAAATTCTGGTGGAAATGTATATCAACCAAAAAGACCACCGAACAGAAGATTAGATAGATCAAACTGGCAGTATGATCCCGAAGTCGTAAAGCAAGGTTACTACATTGATTGTCATTCTATCCGACCATACAATCAGTATCGTGATGAAATTGATAAATTGGTGAACTTACTATGAAAGTTATTGTAACAGGTGGAGCAGGGTTTATTGGTTCACATATAGTCGATAGATTAGTTGGTGAAGATTATGAAGTTATTGTGATTGACAATGAAACTTCAGATGCACACGAAAAACCGTATTATAATTCTAACGCAAAATATTTTAAATATGACATTTGTGATACAGAGTTGATTCGACCCCTCTTTGAAGGGGTCGATACTGTTTTTCATTTAGCAGCGGAGTCTAGAATACAACCATGTATTAAGAATCCATGTCTTGCAACAATGACAAATACTTTTGGAACAGCGTCCGTTCTTCAATGTGCAAGAGAGATGTCTGTTCGACGAGTTGTTTACTCCTCTACTTCTGCCGCTTATGGTCTTAATACCTCTTCACCCAACATGGAAATTCATTCAGAAGATTGTTTGAATCCATACTCTGTTTCAAAAGTTGCAGGTGAAAAATTATGTAAAATGTATTCTGATCTTTATGGTTTAGAAACAATTGTTTTCAGATACTTTAATGTGTATGGAGAACGACAACCAACGAGAGGACAATATGCACCAGTTATTGGAATCTTTCAAAGACAATTCAAAGAACAAAAACCTTTAACACTTGTCCCCGATGGACAACAGAGGAGAGATTTTGTTCATGTTTCTGATGTTGTAAACGCAAACATTCTTGCGTCAACAGTTTCCTTACAACATACTGATTTTGTAAAGTATGGTGATATTTTTAATATTGGATCTGGAGAAAATTATTCTGTTCAACAGATCGCAGATATGATATCACTTAACCAAGTCTTTGTGGAGCCACGAGAGGGTGAGGCAAAAACAACACTTGCCTGTATTCATAGAGCAGAAACATATCTGGGTTGGAAACCAAAAGTAAATCTAAAAGATTGGCTGTTAGGGTGATTAAGTTTTTAACAATAACGACTGAGGACAATCACAAGTTTTGTGCGAACATGATAAAGTCACTTCGAGACTTTAGCGATTGTCCTGTTGTTATTTACTGTGATAAAAAAACATTTGATAAAACTAATTCATTGATAGAATCTTGTAATGTTAATGTGGAGCATAAAGATTTTGATTTTGGAACTTCAAACTATACTCACTATGGGAAAAAAGAATTTGTTGATGTCACCTTTAAAAAGTATGATGTTATTGTTGCTGAATTAAAATCATCATCAGATGATGTTGTTCTCATTGATACGGACATAGCATTTAAGGGTAATCCTATGGATGTTTTAGTTTCGACAAAAAATAGTGATTATGATTTAGTTTTTCAGACAGATTCACCTGTAGGAACACCTATTTGCACTGGATTTTTTTATGTTAGAAACAGTGAAAAGAACATTAATTTTTTTGAAGGTTGCATAAAAAATGTTCCCGTATTTAGAGGTAATGATGAATCGGAGTGGTTGGAAAGACATGAGCAACTCATGATGAACTCTGTTCTTCACAGTAATTACAATCAACTAAATACTAATATGAAATGGACTTTATTTCCCGTTTCTTTTGCTACGAATGGACATCTTTACTTTAGCACGAATCAACGAATAGGAACCGAAGTAGTAATACACACAAATTTTTGTGTCGGACAGGGAATAAAAAAAGAAAGATTGGAATCTGATAACTTATGGTTTATGGGAGATATTGATGAGTGAACCTACTATTACACTGTGTATGATCGTTAAGGATGAATCTCACATCATTCGTGAGTGCCTAGAATCAGTTTCAACTTATATTGATCGTTACGACATAACTGATACAGGATCTACTGATGGAACTCAGCAAATCATCAAAGATTTTTTTGACGAAAAGGGAATCCCCGGAACGGTTCATCAATCGGACTGGAAAGGATTTGGTAAGTCAAGAACAGAGTCTTTGGATAACGCAAAAGAAAACGGTGCGGACTATGCTTTAATCATTGACGCTGATGATTATTTGACGGGTGAACTACCCAAACCAAATGTAAATGATCCTGTTGATGGATATGTTCTTCGCATCACTCGTGGAGAATTCACATGGTGGAGAACTCAACTCATGAAACTCTCATCCGACTGGCACTATGTCGGAATTCTCCATGAATATGCGGGAACAAGAGACAAACCTCACCCAACGACAAAACGACTTGAGGGTAATTATACAATTAATGCACGAACCGAAGGTAGTCGAAACATTGGTGTTACTCCAGTTGAAAAATATAAAAAAGATGCAGAACTTCTTCTGTCAGCATTGACAAATGAGGAAGATCCTAACTACGAACCAGATAACCATCGTTATCTTTTTTACCTCGCACAATCATATTTTGATTGTCAAGAGTGGGAAGATGCACAGAATTGGTATCAAAAAAGAGCCGATGCGGGTGGTTGGCCGGAGGAGGTTTTTTATTCATTACTTCGTGTTGCCATGTGCAAAGCAATTCGTGGAGAACCCCACGCAGAAATTATAAATTCATTTTTAATCGCTCACAACTCCAAGCCAGATAGGGCAGAGCCTTTGTATCACATTGCAAGAATTTATAGAGAGGTTTTAAATCAACCTGCCGTTGGTTATATTTTTGCGAAGCGTGCGGCAGAGATTCCATACCCATCAAGAGACATTCTTTTTATAACAGATGAAGTTTATAGTTGGCAATCGTTGGATGAGTTGGTTACATGTGCTCATTCGGTGGGTGATATTCATGTGGGTTATTCCGCTGCTAAAAAACTTTTGGACGAAAATCTTTTACCCGAAGAGCACGTTGAAAGAGTCACGGCTAACTTTAACGTTTATAAAACTCTTGTTGAACAACATCAATCTAAAATTGTTGCAGAGCATCAAAAACGAGTGATGGACGCTGAAGAAGAAAAACAACGGATAAAAGAAGAAAAAAGAACGAAAGTTAAGAAACCAACGAAACAAAAATCAAGACGACATAAAATGAATAAATAATTTTATGAAACGATTTCTTGCTTTTTCAAAAAACGATGATGAACTTCAGATCATTCGTGAGACTGTAGAGGAGGATGTAAAGTCCCCTGAAGTTGTCGTTGAAAAGATTGTCGAAACAAAAGAAATTAAAGAAGTTGTCACACTCCCTGGCACTCCTGGCGCCATGGGACCGATTGGACCTGTCGGTGATCGTGGCTCTCAAGGACCGCAGGGTGAACAGGGTTCAAGAGGTGATGTCGGAGAACAAGGACCGCAGGGTGAACAAGGAATTCAAGGTGAACAAGGTCCCGCTGGTCCGCAAGGTGAACAAGGCATTCAGGGAGAACAGGGGCCGCAAGGTATCGCTGGTCCGAAAGGTGACAGGGGAGATAAAGGTGATGCAGGTGAACAAGGTCCACAGGGTGTTGCCGGTCCTGCCGGTAAAGATGGTCAAGCGGGACAGAACGGACGGGATGGTGCGAGGGGACTTCAGGGTCCAAAAGGTGAAAGAGGTCCGAAAGGATCCAAAGGACAAAAAGGTGATCCCGGTCCAGCCGGACCTGCTGGAGTTGCTGGATCTGATGGGGAGCAAGGTGTAAAGGGAGATAAAGGTGATCCCGGCGATCTTTCTAAAATTTCTGCCAAATATCCTTTGATTTATAACGAGGATAAAGGTAGTCTTGAGTTTGACACAAAAAAATTAGAGAGTGTTGTTTCAAAACTGTCTAACGTTGGCAATGCTCAAAATCTTGCTACATATATGAGTGCTGGTGGTGGTGCCGTCGGTATTTTAAAGGATAGAGCCGTTGTTATAAAATCAGTAAATGATATTAATTTTAAAGGTTCAAATATCACGGTTTCGAGAAAAGGAAAGCAAGTTGATGTTGAGGTTTCAGACGCAGGACTATTTTCAAGTGGAGCAAATCCACCATCAAGTCCGTCCGCAGGAGACAGATGGTATGACACAACAAACAATATTCTTTTCACACGTTTTGACGATCATTGGGTGGAGATGTAATGGGCATTAATTTTCCAGACAGTCCAAGTGCTGGTGACACCTACACATATGAGGGTGAAACATATCGCTATAACGGTGTGGCATTTGTTAAAGTTCGTGACAGAGTTACAACATTCAACGGTGCGACTGGTGCAATCATCGGTGTCACTTCCGTTCAGGGTAAGACGGGTGATGTAACACTCACCGACCTTGAAATCACACATGGTGTCGAAACATTCAACGGGTTGAGCGGCAGCATCGACACAACCTCACTCGTTCTTCCTGTAACTGGTCTTTCTGCGTCTGGTGGAATCACTCTTTCTGGTGATATCTCCATCGCTGGTGATATTATTAGTCAAGATAATAACCTCGCCGTAAGAGGTCCGGGTGGTTCAGAGATTCTGATGAGTTTCTTGGGATCACAAACAATTATCAATAACAGTGCGACCGATCAGGACATCATAATTAAAGGCAATGGTGATTCTCAGTTGTTCGTTACAGACGCAGGTAACAACAGAGTTGGAATTGGAACAGGAACACCAACTGAAAAACTTGATGTCGATGGAACAATCAAAGCATCTGGAGTTACTCTTGCGGGTGGCATCACATTCAGTGACGGAACATTCTTGTCGTCCGAAGGTCAAATCGCTTTCAAAAACGAATCAAATACCTTTACACAAAATAACACCTTTTCGGCAAATCAAATATTCTCAAACGGAACTGGTATAGGAACCGATGCATCCATTCCATCAATTAGATTTAATAGTAATAATCTTGTCACGCTTGGTGATCCAGAAGAAGGATCTAATGGAGTAAAACTCACTGTAAGTGACTCTTCTCAACTCGTCACGGTCAGTGGTGCAAATCTTAAAGCGTCCAATAGTATTCAAGTTGGAACTTCCATTTTCCACGATGGGGATGCGGATACAATACTTTCATTCGGAACTGACACGATTGATTTTGATGCTGGTGGCAGAGAGGGTATGAAACTCACTGCAACAGAGACACAATTCAACAACGGCATTACAGTCACAGGCATCTCCGGTCCATCTGGCATTACTTTCTCAAACGGTGAAGTGATTCGCAATAATCCAGACGGATCAATTCAAATTATTCCAAGTGATGAGGGTGGAAATCACTATGGTATTGAAATTGATGCAACCGAATGGGGATTCGGTCCTACCATCACTGTGATTGAGGAGGATGGAACACAATCAGCAGCCTCTATCAGATTTGATTCAGACCTTGTGATGGGAATTGACGCAGATTCAACAAATTCCAGACTCCAGTTTGCCACCAATGGTGACAGGGCGTTTCAAAAATCCAATCACAATGACGGAACAGTGATGTTTGGTGTAAATGATAACAACGGTCACTTTGCCGTGGGTAGAAAAGCAGACTTGACCACCGCAAATCGCTCTATGTCCACCTCTGACAAAACTGCACTTGGAATGACAAACCCCCAATTCCTTGTTTATTCCACTGACTCAACCAATGCAAATGATTATATTCGTCTTGAACACGATCAGACAGATGCTAATATTTTCTCTGGTGATGGTGGCATTAACTTAGTTCCTTTGAGTGGTGCTGTTGGTATCTCTGGTGGTGGTCTTAATGTCGGAACAAATGGTATCACTTTTGGTGACGACACGACACAAAAAACCGCAACCAAAGATGTTGGAACATTCACCATCTCTGCATCCTCTGCCATTTCAACTGGTGCAAAAACGGACGCTCTCCATCGCATTCCATACAACGCAACACTCACCAAGTTTGAACTGAAGTCCAAAGCAACTGGTGGTATGACAGCAGCAGTTTACATCGCTGGTGCTGACTTTGGTAATCCAACAAATGCTTTCATTACTGGAGCGACAGCAGAAACTACTGGATTTACAGCGGATACGACAACCTTTGGAACGGCAACGGTAAACGAGGGTGATTTTGTTTATCTTCATGTTCTAGCAAATGCCTCTGGCGCAACCGCAGCACAAGCATTTATATCTTACGAAACGAGGTAATGAATGGCACTTACTAATGTTTACTATTCACCATCGGGAGCAGGTTCACAAGATGGATCAAATGCTGCAAACGCAAAGGCAGCAATCACGGGAACTTCGTGGACAACTGACATCGAAGGGGAAACACGACAAAACACTCGTTGGATTTTTCTTGCTGGAACCTACACTGTAACCGAGGAGTTAGTCCCGACATCCACCGATCCAGATGCAGACAATCCACAC